GCTTCCTGCTGTATCATACCCGTTGTATTCATAAAGATCCAGGCGCGATCGATTATCAGGAATCTCCCCAGATTTTTTGAAGTGTCTGACTGAGGCTGGTTCATATTTTGGCCATCCCAATTCATCCTTTAGCAACCATTCAAGTGAATGTCCCCCAGCGCCGCTTTCAGGATCGCCAGGTCTTTCATCGAGACACCAGCTAAGCAGCATCGTATCTTCATCTATTCTAGCATCGACTCCGTTGACACGCAGCAGCTTCACGTCGTACTTGCCATTGTGCCAAAGATATTTGCAGTCAGTCCTATGCCAGAGTGTCCATAACTCTTCGAGTCCTTCGCGAGTACCGACAACCTTCTCACCAAATACTACCGCACGTTCTGGCCTAATACTGAATCCAGCACAAACGATTTGTGCTGTATGAGCTAGACCATCCTGTTCTCCCACGCCCTTGGTTTCAATATCGGAAGCAATCAGAGTGCCTGGAGCTATCATGGCGTCCATCTCTTTGATCGCTTCCTTAGCTTCTTCTAGATCATCGATCACCCGTACTCTTGGCATCCTTGGTACGGGCAGAGGATCGAGAGCTAAGCGGAAGTCACGGAGAATATTCGGATAATTCGCATCATCACGGACAACCACAGCCGGGTTGTTTGTGGCAATGATCCGTTGTCCATTCTTCTCATGTACATAGCCACGATTACGTGAGATGTTAGTCTCTCCGAGAATGGCATATACCGCCTCACTTCCGCAAGCTATAACAGTCTCGCATTCCTCGATTTCTTTCATAAGCCTCGGTTCGCAGCAAGACTGAGCCTTAGCGAAACCTGATTCTGTGCCGTCCGATTGGCACAGCACTACGTTTGTAGCTAGCACGTTCTCCCTACTAGTACCATGAATATCCAGAAGATGATCGAGAACCCTACCACTTGGCCCGCTGAACGATTTTCCAGCCAACGCTTCATGATGACCAGGCGATCTAGAGACAACAGCTATCCTCGCATTCTTAGGGCCAGTAGTGGCAGCATACGATCGGTTGTAGAATGGACATTTTTCACAAATCGCGGCAGGATGTTTTCTCTTTGACGCTAGATCAATCAACGAACTGCCTCCCGTTTAGTACACCTTTCTGATATGCTAGAGCCACTAGATTGCAGTTGTTCCTGGCTCCGAATACAATACGCAATTCATGTAGATCGTGGTTGATTGTGGCTCTAGCTACTCCAGTCTCTTGTGCCATCTCTTCTACAGTAGCGCCATCTGCTACCATCAACAGAAGATGATTGAGCCTAGCTTGACGAGTAGCTCCGGTTAGCGCGCTTCTGCCCGGTCTATCATGTGACACAGCATATCCTCTACATTCATGTATAGATCACCGAAGTTACCGTCGTTCTCGATTAGATAGTCCCAATCGAAATCCATGACTTCACTCCTGTGCTGGTTTTGTTCATCGAGGGCCGAGTTTCTGGTAACTCTCACAACCATACCACCTAACTCTCTTACGCGGATTGCCTCATTTGAGAATCTTACGTCAGTTACCACAATCGCGCGCCCCGGATAAAAACCCTGCACAGGGAGTGTGTAGTCTAGCCAGAAGTCCTTACCAAATACATCTCTGTGTGCCTCTGTACCGTATCGTTGGAGAAACTCACGAAACGTCAAGCCCTTGGAGATTTCTCCGTCGTACTGAATCCATTGATCGTACTCAGGCTGGCCTATGCGACCGATTCCGATAAGGATATCATCGTTCTTGAGTTTGTCTACGTAAGAGAATGGAATGTCAAAGAGAGCTGCAATAGATTGTTTGAGTGGATCGGCAAATGCCTTGCGCTCAAACCCATGTTCCTTCACTAGATAAGCAGCAACGGTATCTTTGCCTGATCCTTTCTGCCCCGACAACCCGATTATCATTGGTTCATCGATCCCTTCTAGATTACGTTTATGTGATCCAGTAAGCGAATCCACGTCCTTGCTGTTCCTTTCTAATCATCCCGCGAGCTTCGAGTGTTTGGATAATGAGGTTCCCGGTTCTGGCGGTCAGATGGAATTTGCGGAGCAAATGTCCTTGTAGAACTCCCGGTGTTTCTTTGATGTGCTCGTAGACACGATCGATATCTCGCTCTTCTGCGCTCTTACCTGCATTTACAATTAGGTCGATAGAGTTCTGTCCCCATCTCTGGACGTACCATGCAGCATTCAGTATATCTCCTTCGTCTACAATGATCGATGGAGATGAAGATGCGAATTCTCCTGGTCTTTGACGGAGGGCAGCAAAGATCGTACCAATTTTTACCATAGACTTGTGTAGACGATCCAATGTAGGCAGAGCTAAGCTTTTCGCTGGGCTATTGTAAGCTGCTGTTAGCAACTCTCTTTCGAATTGGGCTGTGGTTTGCCAAGCTTCTTTGGTGAGTTTAGCTGTGTATCTTGCGGGTACTTTCATGACAACCCCATTGATTCTCTGCTGTATCTCGCAGGCGTAGTCTTCATAAAGATCAGCGAGAAAGTCTCTGATAGCGTTTCTCTTGCTTTCACTACCTTCAACCGGAGGCCCCAATGGGCGGTAAGTCTCCATGTCAGCATGACCAGCGACTACTATAAATCTGGGCAGAAAACCGGATAGTATGAATGAATCGTTAGTTGAAGCATGGACTCTGTTTGGTGTACCACCCGCAAGAAAGATGAATGACGGATTCTCAATGGTGATTGTTTCTTTGCGTAGGCGACGGGTGACTACCTCCTGACCATCATATAGAGCCGTCAGCGTTTCCTGCATTCCTGCCATATAGTCCTTGCGTGCCATACTATCGAAAAGTCCTGATACCTCGTCCTTGTGGAAGATGCTAGGCAAGTTGGGACGTTCAGAGACTCCTTGAAGGATTCCTTCTGACGTACCATCATTGGCTACCAATACCGATCTGTCAAGTTCATAGAGGAAACCCAAGGCCAACCTCATTGCTGTACTCTTACGGGTAAGCGTAGATTCTCCGAGAATGAGTCCCCATAGGTTAGGAGTCATGGGTGGGCCACTACTCTCGATCCTTACAGAAGTTGAGACAATGGCACTGAGCACAATGAGCATGCTAATATCGTGAAAGTCAGATACCGCGTCTGTTGCTTCACCGGCCCATTCTCGATACGTGTCTAGGAAAGTCTTGGAATGTTGAGATTCCACAAGTGTGGGCATAAATACGAATTCGGAATCATCCTCGACAAACCTATAAGCCTCCCCTGCCCTTAGAACGTCGCGCCAGAGATGTTCCATTGGCCTGCCGTCACGTTGATATTTATTGCAGGCTGCCTCGCTAGCTACAATAAAGACTTCAGTTGCATCCATCCCGGCTCTGTAGCATCTGTGGCAGAGTCTCCATATTACCTGACTCCAGTCCTGGTCAGGCTCATAAGTATAATCAGAAATGAAGCCTGAATCGAGTAGAGACTTATACTTGTATATGATGCTCTTAGCGTCTGCATAACCAGTGTCGGGCATCGTAATCTTTACTGATGGAAGATGACCGAACGCTGGCAACGTCTCGAAAAGCACAGGTTTGGCTACCGTTTCAAGAGTCTTATCCAACTCAATGAGAGCTGGAGGATTGTACTTGAAGTTGGTAGTGAGCGGCACGCGCAGTAGTTGAGTAAGATCCCAGCCCGAGATATCCGCCCCGAATGGCGCAAGAGAATATGCGATACGGCGTGAGTAATCCTCAGCTATGTAAGGATCAATCTCGCCGGTGATACGCCATAGAGCCTGCCAACGCCCAGGGCTAGACTGAATCACAATAGGCGGAGGAATCTGCGGTGGCTGAATGGTGTCGGGATTTACCGCATCCAAATCAGCCCACAACAGATTCCCTGGTAGACAATTCTCTTTCTTGCGCTCCTGCTTCTCAAGCAAGTTGACGCAGAAATATACGTTATGATCGTCCTCAACCTTGAGAATCCAGTTTTCAGCTTTTAGACTCTCTTTAGGCCACTCAAAGAAACGCTGAATGAATGTGGCCTTGGGAGCACGTGGATCAGTTGTAGCGAGACAAAGATACCCTATCGAGTTACCATATAACATCTCAAAGAACTTGAGACGCATGGCACTCTTAGATTCCTGGGGTACGCTTGTCATAAATGAGAGTGGTAGGAATCGAACCTACTCATCCAAGTAGCGGGGGTTATCGGTACTTGGAAGTTCCAGCTATCGGGGGTCTTCGGGAACGTCGATAGCACACTCTCTGCCAACTAACCGCGGGGAGAGGTGTTGTCCTTTGGTTAGTGTGTTACATTGTTACAACAAGCCACCACTGGTGGTGCTAACGATACTACCAGCAGGCTTGATTCCCTTGACAGGATTGTTGTACTCACCATCGATGATCTCACCATCGCGAGTACGCTTTTGCTCCTTACCAACAACTACAACACACTCGCGCCCGATGTAATCATCGAAATCAGGCTCGAACTTCTTGCTACGTACGGTTTCCTCCGAATCCCCGAGAGCGATGAACATGCGGGCAATCATGCCCTTCATTTTCGCAGCCTTCCCAGGATCGTAGTCATCAGGAGGAATGACATACGTGACAAACACACGACGATTGTTCACGCTCTCGTCCGTGAGCTTGAACTGGATCTTCACCATCGGAGTACCAGCAGGCATCTTACCCTCGCCACTGAGATTCTTGACAGCATCCGTAGTCATCTCGAAAACCTCAGCATTGTATCTGCCAGGTTCCAGTGGCTCAAAACCTGAAAGGTCTGCATCACTCAGATTCAACAAACCCATGAATCTCTCCTTTTCCCTTTGTGTGTTGTTTTCATGCTGTGTTGATTAGTTCCCAAATCATAGGGATGTTGGGATCTACCAGCTCACCACCAAGCGAAGAAGTCCTGTCTTTTGCTTGGACTCTGCGCGTACCTTGGAACTGGATTTTACGTGCTACTTCTCCCACGCTGTTGATTTCATTGTGGTAATACCCAACGATATCAACGAAGCCTGGAAGCTCTGTACGCAGTTTACCTGCGAAAGCTGGCGAATACTTGGTGGGCTGACCTTCCTCCGTGAATGTAGACACGCCCGAAACAAACAGTACGTGGCAAGGAAGATCCTTGAAAGCTCTAACTAGCTTTCGGATATGCGATCTGTTGATTCCCCACTCACGCGGCGACGGTACATCGATATCAACTTTTTCAGGATTGCGCTGAAAAGCGTCGCGCATGATATACCGCATATCAATGTCAGCCAGCTCATCCAATCGATCAATGACGACTGTTTTATACGGCATCTTACCTGTGTCTTTGTCAATAGATTGAAAGAGCATTTCATAGACTTCATTGATACCGAGGGTAACTTCGTCACCCCGCTTGACCTTCTCGACTGATCTAACCTGCTTTACGTGAAGGCTTGTACGATGGCGTAGAGTAGTAACCCCACCATCGATATCCAGGTACAGCACAGGAGTAGTATCAGGATGATCCTCGGCAGTTCCACAAAGATAAGTTTTCCCAACTCCCGGCTCCCCATAGATAAGCATGTTGATCCAGTCAACTGTTTCAGACGGAGGCTTGACCTGTAGCTTCTCGGCCAAGTCATCCAGTCCTGCTACTTCTGCGATGCTAGAAGTAGTCGGTTGTGTCTGTGTCTGTTCCGTTTCCGTTGTTGCCATCGGATTCCAATCTCCAAGTTAGTTCAGCTATTCTGATTGAGAGCGTATGTATCATGCAATGATTGCAATATGGGATACCATTGTAGTTGATCCACGTGGGCAATCCGCAGCCATGCGTCTGACACGCGATAGCTGTTTGATTCCTACCCACTGGCCCGCCCCTTGGTAACGAGGGGTGTTGCGTTTGTATTCGGATTAGTCGCTTTGGTCGTTTGTGTTTTAGTTTGATGTTGTCGATTTCTTGTTGTCGTTTGTTAGGCGGTTTAGCTAGTGTTTTAGTTTCTTGTTTATAGAGAAGGTTCCTGACCTTCTCAGGATCTAGCGGCATTGCATCTCCCGTTGTTTAGACTGAATCTACTCCACCTTGATCGAGCCTAGGCCAAACACCTTGTCCTCTACAGCTAGGACAATCGGCGGCACCAACTCTACCAGTACCACCACAGGTACCACAATCATCGTGCATGCCACGATCCTGCATTACTTGATCGCGTGCTCTATCTGCGTCGGTACCCATTCCTTGCAGATAATCTACATAGTCCTGAACATCCGACAGACCTTCGTCATCGTCATCATAACCCATTGGGATCCTCCCTGTGCTGGTTTTTCACTGAGGGCCACGAATAGCAGTAATCCCCTGTACGCCCATTTTGAAGGTGGTACGTTCCTCATAGGCGGTATGAGGTTTTGCTTCCATCCGATGAAGCTTACGCTACTCGGCCAGACCCAGCCGCCAATTTTTGTATGATTGACGAACAGGTATGGCAAGACGCCTTGGGGAACTACTGCTATTCCTAGCTCCTGTATGCCTTGTACTTGAGTTGTTCCCAATCGACCTCGTAGTCCTGTTTGCAGCATTGTGTACTGCAATAAGGATCGCCGTACGCGATTGCTAGCGACAACAGTTGCTTGCCACAGACCTTGCAGTTATCGATCTTTTTGTCTGACATAGTTGTCTCGGATGAGTTGTTCATAGTCACTACCATCCTCCTTAGCTAAGCACGGCGCCCTGAAGGCGCAACGCAAACATGAGTAATCATTGCGAAGATTTGGATAGATCCTCAAGTTAGGATCCAGCATATCCATCGCTTCTTGATACAGGCGGTACGATGCGTTAGCTAGTTGATGGCGATTCCTACGGACGTGCTTACGAATGAAGAACTGCTCGACTCCTACATCCCTGAGATACGAGTAGTAGGCTTGGTGCGTGGCAGGCAACGACTCATACTCGATGTTATTCTCTTGCATCCATTCCATGAGCATGTCGAACGTACAGGACTCATTGTTCCTGTCGATCGAGAAGAGTCCACCACGTACCAACGTGGGAGGCTTGGGGTATGTCTTACGCATAACATTATAGACAATCTCCTCCATAGCTTGGCCAGCATACGGAAGCTCGTAATACTTAGCTTCAATCTCAGCTGCCATAAGATAGGATGTACACTGTTCATCCGTTTCCAGCTTCTCAAAGAAGTCCTCGTCTATGCGTGAGGAAGTTTTGTGATCTATCACACCCATCTTGCCGTTAGGCTTGACGGTGATAGCATCCATTCGACCCCTGTTATGAACCTCTAACCGTTTACCATAGTTCGGAGATTGTTCACGAAGATCTATGGCGGTGAGGATACAGCTATTCTCGAAATCCCACACGGGAATTGAGAAGTCGTGCTCAGCTACGAGCACTTCAAAACCATCTACATGCGGAGCGTACTCCTTGTACGCGCTCATCATCTGAATACCCAACTCCAGGAGATTATCGAAAATCTCCGAGTCGGGATCAGGTATGATATCCTCAAGCCCACGCACGTTCCAGAGTGGATTATCTCTGAACTCATCAACAGTTTGATGACCCACTATGATTTGGTGTGCAGGCTGAGGATCTAAGTCATAGACACGATCTAGCCACTCAGACGTGACTATGCCTCCACGCCATTGAATGTCAAACCATGTCTTCCATGATTCGACAGGATCACGACGTAGGGCTGGATCGTAATAGTTCTCTAACGCCCAGTGAATACCAGTACCAAACCACAAATCGGTATTGATACCGTTGATATCAGCTCTGAGCGAGAGATTATGCCTTGCTGGACTAGTCCAGTCAAAGTATCTGCGGCATCTACGAAAGTTCCCCCTATCACTATTGTGGATAGGAATACAATCGTACTTATCTGGAATCTCAGGGGATTTCCAGAGAGCCGCGTTTTGTGGCGGAGCAGTAGATTCTGCCATTTCTCCCGTTTCTGACAAAGTAGAAAAGCTCGCACGCTTGAGGGGGAAGCGGGTAGCCTATCAGACTACCCGCCCCCCTGTCAAGGGAACTTTTCCACAGATTTCTCAACAGCCTGTGGAAAACCACGAATCGAGGTTAGTGCAGACTACGCTATTGGTCTTTCGGAATACACTCGGAGTGGGCTGTAACTAGCCAGAAACCTCGTTGTGCTCTTTCTGGAATCGAAAGATCCTTGACTGAATCTAGTTCATCCATAGTAGCATGGCGAAGCACACCAGTGTAGGGATCGTGTCTACCCATATAGAATAGAGCTTCCTCAAAATCAACGGGCTTGCCACAATGATCGCACGGTGGCTTCCGTTTCATGCCGGGTATTCTTGCCATCACTCATCTCCCGTTTCATCGTCGTCTTCCTTATCAGCACCAAAGATCTGCTTGAACCAACCATGCTTCTCGTTGACTCTATCGAGAATGCGGTAGTCCACTGTACCCTCAGCCCTGATGTAGATAAGCTGGCATGCCTCGGTCTGACCGGGACGATACACCCTACCAATCGCCTGCTTGTTACGCGCAGGACTCCATGCTTGATCGAGAAAGATCGCCCTGTGTGCAGACGTGAGATTGATCGACTCACTCCCGACACCTAGAGTACAGAGGAACACTTGATGTTCCTTACTTGGCCAGACTTCATGCCACATCTCGTAGCGTGCTTTGTCTGTCATCTCTGACTTGAGATGCAGATAAGGAATCTTCGCCTTCTCCAACCGTCTCTCCATCAGATACAGCGGTTGCTTGAAGTCAGAAAAGATAACGATCTGTTGCCGATCTTCCTCATCCCACTCAAGACCCTCGATGATCTCCATTGTCGCATCAAGCTTGGAACTAGGCTCAGTCAACTCAACTGAGATAATCCGCTTGCCCAAAAACTCGTTCCATTCGTCGCCTGTTACTTCTGGTGTTGCAATGCAGATCTGTCTTAGTCTTGTGAGCATTGCTAGAACGCCTGGACTGTGCAGTGGAACTCCCTTAGCATCCAAAGTCCACAGATGCTCCAGAGTCTGCTGATACATCTTAGCTTGAACAGGCGACAAACCTACGGGAATCACAGTTTCGATAGGTTCCTCGATATCCGGGAAACATTCGAGCATCGTGCGACGTACTCCTACCTTACGTACAAGCTCTTTGAACTCCTGTTCATGATGACGCTTGATACCAACTACTCTACGGTATCCGCCCCAATCATCTTCCTCACAGAAATACTGTCGAAACTTCCAGTATGACCCGAATTGCTTGGGCCATATGAAGTTGAGCAGACTCCAAATCTCCGAAGGATTGTTGACGAAACCAGTACCAGTCATGATATGACGATACGGTGCCTTGATCTTCTTGAGATTACGAGTCCATTGAGCATCATGATTCTTCATGCGGTGAGCTTCATCGACGATCACCATATCCCAATGTTTCGTCAGAAGCTCAGCACACTTCGGAATTGTCATTTCGATAGTGCCATCCTCTTTCAGCTTAGGACGCTTGACCTTCTTGCCATTGGGCAAAGTGATCGTTGTCTGAACCTGCTGAGGTAGGCACTGCTTGTTAGTGAAGCAGTTGTAATGAGCCAGCACGATAACCGGCTTCATATACAACGGATCAGGAAGCTTCACGTCCCACGGAGTCACGCGACTACCAAGAACCAACTGATTCTTGGTAGTAGAAACTGTGAAGATATCCCAGCTAGGTAGGACTTCCCACAGACTCTCCAAGTATGGCCCCTTACCAGTCTTGGTCGTGATAATCAAGACACGAGGATTGGGGATATGCTTGGTCTTCTGTTCTAGCAACCACTCGGCTGTGGTAGTCTTGAAACTACCCATCTC